AAAACTTCGTCTGTTCCCGGCACACCTCCGCACACTAGACGCGGGCTCCTTCGCAGGTCGCTCCTGTTCGGCGTCGACAAGCAGAAGATGAGCGTTGTCATCGGTCCCGCGAAGAAATTCATCGGCGTATCAATGACAGCGCACGAGTTCGGCGGCATGTACCGCAGACGCCGTTACCCCAAACGTCCCCTCATGGGACCGACACTAACCAAATCCGCTCCCCAGCTCCCGAAGCTGTGGGCCAACGCGGTCAAAAAATGAAAGGAATGCCAATGGCAATTGTACTTGGTCTTGACGCCAAACTGTTCCGCGGAGAAGCCGGAACGCAGGCGACCATTGAAGTGACGAACGTCAAAGACGTGTCGCTCACGCTCGAATCCGGCGAGGCCGACGTCACCACTCGTGCCGCCCAGGGTTGGAAGCTGAGCGCGGCTACCCTCAAAGAAGCCTCGCTCGAAATCAACATCCTGTACGACACCGAAGACGAAGACTTCATCGCCTTCAAAACGGCCTACTTCAGCAACACGCCGATGTCGCTCTTCGTCACGGACGGAGCTGCCACCGCACACGGTCTGGACGCGGACTTCTCGATCACGGGCTTCACCATGGAGCAGAACCTGGAAGAGGCCGTATCCGTGAAGATCACCGCGAAGCCGACTGCCTCGGGTCGAGCTCCGACGTGGGTGTGAGGTGAACCGTGAAAACATTTCGTGACAACAAACGGCGGGTCTGGACGATCGAGGTCAACGTCGCCGCAATCAAACGGGTCCGCGGGCTCTGCAAGGTCGACCTGAACAGCATCGTGGAGGTCGATTCCGAGAACCGACCTACGGCTCGTCTCCTTGAACAGCTGTCCTCCGATCCCGTCCTGCTCGTGGATGTGCTCTATGCCATCTGCAAGCCCGAGGCGGACAAGCAGGGCGTGACCGACGAGGACTTCGGTGAAAGCATGGCCGGGGACGCCATCGAACAGGCGACCGAAGCTCTGCTGGACGAGATCGTGGATTTTTTCCCGTCGGCGAAGCGCCAGGTCATGCGGAAGATCCTGAACGCGACACGCAGGTTCGAAGACATCGCGAGGACGAAGCTCGACCGGATTCTGCAGGACGAGCAGTTCGAAGCAAAACTGGTCTCCGAGCTGGAACGGTCTGGCGGCTCATTTGGGACTGCGCAGGCATCCTCGGAATAGACCCGTCGCCGTTCACGCTGAGGGAACTCGTCCGCATGACCGAGGCGAGAGGACGCTTCGAGTGGGGACAGACCGCATCGCTGCTCGCCATGATCGCGAACGTCCTCCGCGATCCAAAGAAAACGAAGGCCGTGAAGCCGGCCGATTTCAATCCGTATAACGTAAAACCGAAAGCAAAAGTGCCAGTCAGCATTCTGCGTGATATCTGGTGCAAGGAGACGAAACATGAGCACGGCAACAGGGGAAGTAAAAGCGGGTCGAGCCTACGTGGAGATTCTGCTGAATCAGACACCGCTTGAACGGGGACTGAAGCAGGCCCAGAAGAAGATCAAGGCATTCGGCGAGAACCTGATCGGCATCGGGAAAAACATGCTCGCGGTCTCCGGCATCATGGCAGCACCTCTCGCGTTCGCCACCAAGGGCTTCGCGGATTTCGACGACGCGATGCGAATGGTCAAAGCTGTCTCCGGTGCGACCGATGCTGAGTTCAAAAAGCTGACAGTCACGGCAGAGAAGCTCGGACGCGAGACGTCCTACACGGCGAAGCAGGTAGCCGAGGCCATGACGGCAATGGGGCGCATGGGGTTCAAGCCCGATGAGATTCTGTCTGCTGTACCCGCAGTGCTGAACCTCGCCCGTGCCACCGGAACCGAGCTCGGCGAGGCTGCCGAGATCGCCGCAAACAACATGCGCGTCTTCGGGATTGAGACCTCGAAGATGTCGAACGTCGCCGATATCCTGACTGCTACGGCGAACGGGTCTGCTCAAACGCTGTCTGACCTTGCCGAAGGTCTGAAGATGGCCGGTCCTCAGGCTGCCGCCGCGAAGGACAACATCGTGAATGTCTCCGGTGCTCTCGGCGTCCTCGCGAACATGGGCATCAAGGGCTCTCTCGCCGGTACGGCATTGAGGAAGGCGTACAGCCAGTTCGCGAAGACGAAGGTGCAGGATAAGCTCAAAGCCATCGGCGTTGCGACCACCGACGCGAACGGAAATCTGCGGGCGATGCCGGACATCATTGCCGACATTGCGAAGCACATGAACGCTCTGCCGACAGCCCAACGCTTGGGTTTTGCCGAGGATATCTTCGACCTCCGCGGCTCTCTTGCGGGGCTTCAGCTCGGCGGGAACGCGGATCAGATGAACGACTTCATCAAGCGCCTGCAGAACGTGAAGGACGTTGCCGGCGACACGGCACATGAAATGGACGCTGGCCTCGGCGGTGCATTCCGAATCTTTATGAGCGCTGTGGAAGGATGCCAGCTCGCTGTCGGTCGAGTGATCGGGGAAGCCCTGGTTCCGTATGTGAACAGGATTTCGAGCGTACTGAACGTGGTTGCCGAGTGGATCGCTGCACATAAGGAAATGGTCTTCATGCTCGTCAAGGTCATTGCGGGCATCGCCGGAGTCGGAGCCGCCCTGATCACCGCCGGGCTTGCGCTCAAGGTCATGGCTCTCTCGGTCGGGACTCTGTCCACGGCATTCTTCGTCATGAAGGCAGCCGTGCTGGCTCCTGTCATCGCGATACAGGGATTGATCAGCGTGTTCGGCCTGCTGAAGACAGCCTTGATCGCGGTCAAGATTGCGTCTTTGGCAACCTGGGCAGCGATCACGTCTCCGACATTCCTCGTGGGTGCTGCACTCGCCGCCGTGATCGCTGTCGTCTGGCAGCTCACTGGCGCATGGGATATCTGCAAGGCGGGAGCAATGGATCTGGCCGGTGGCTTCGCGGATGCGTTCGGAGCGATTCGTGACATCGCCGGGGAAACTTGGGACGCCATTAAAACCGCGTTCATGTCTGGTGACCTCGCCGGAGCCGCGAAAGTCGGTCTTGCCGCGTTGAAAGTTGCCTGGCTTGCCGGAATCCAGCCGCTGAAAGATGCGTGGGGCAAGTTCAAGCTCTTCCTCGCTGACAGCTGGACGACCGTGGTGTATTCCATTCTTCGCCTCGGAAATAATCTGTGGTTCGGTCTGCTCTATGGCCTGAAAACCATCGGGAATGCTATGAAGACTGCGTGGTCTGTGCTGTGGAACGGCATCGTTGACACGTTCGAAACGACTGTGCTTGAACTCAGGAAGGCATGGATCCGGACGAAGGGGCTGTTCGACAGCGAGGCCGAGGTCAACGCGCAGATTTCTGTGGTCGAGACGGAATACAACGAACGGAAAGCCGCTCGGGAGACCGCGACGACCGAAGCCAAGGAGCAGCGGCAGGCCGAGCTTGACGAGATTGGAAGCCAGTGGGATCGTGCGAACGAAAGCGCGACTGAAGCTGAGGCAAAGGAGATCAACGATCACCAGGCAGCTTACGAAGAAGCGCTGAGCGGAGCCGCGAGCGAGATCGCGGAAGCCCGCGAAGCGTGGAAGGCCGCCATGGAGGAAGTCCGGCAGAAAGCCGTTGAAAAGACGGAGAAGATCGAGGCAGTCAAGGAGAAAACAGAGTCTGCCGTCGAGGAGACGCAGAGGTCGGAGACGAGGATTGCCGAGATTTCGACCGCCGACAAGGCCATGGGCGCGTGGAGTTCGGAGGCATTGGATGCTATGCTCGGCGGCAATGCTCAGGAACGCACGGCAAAGGCAACCGAAACCATGGTCAAGAACACCCAGCAGACGAACAAGTTGCTGAGAAAGCTCGGCAAGGAAAAAGTGCTGACCTACGGATAAAAAAATGCCGTCAGACCCATATAGGGGAGACTGGAATCGAATCCAGCAAACATCCCGGCGAATGACGGCAAAACTGGAAAACCGACTGCGTGCGGCCGGGGTCCAATTCCCCGGGGCTGGCGCAATCTGGAATTCCAAAGCCAAGGTTTTGATAGACGGCCTTCGCCTTGCGGCTCAACGTGGGACTAACCCCCACGGGGTTCCGACTACCATAACCCTGACACTTCCTAATATAACCCGGAAAAACTAAAATGCAAACCGGAATCGATAAAAAATGGAGCGCCGGGACGCAGGGCCTGTTGCGAAAGATAGCGCTCCGGTTACTTCCGCTCTCTCACCTGCCTCGATGACTTCTCACCCGTGTCATTACAATACACGTGAAATCGTAAAAATCAAGCCTTGGAACCCCACTACCTCCGGCATTGGGTACGGGGAGACAGCAATGCCTCCCCAGTTTTTGAACCAGTCGACTGAGTTCCGTTTACAACTCGCTCGACATTTCGACCTACTTGTAAACTTAAACGGAGAAGCTATGGCAACAAAAGTTGAACAGAACTATAAAGAACGCGCTACCAGCATCGACCGCTGGGGACGATATACCGGGATCGAGGTTCCGTATATCGTATTCGAAGCAGCAGATGAGGATGCGGCTCTGACCGCCGTGCTCAATACCGCACCGAAGACGCTCCATAATCTCCCGCTGGACGCGATCGAGATCGATTCTAGAGACGGAGATACCACGTTCAAAGTGAACGCGACATATCGAGCGGAGGCCACGGCAGACTATGGTGACGATGAGGAAGATGAGGAATCCACGATCAGCTTTGATTGCGGAGCTGGAACGAAGCATGTGTCCTTCGCCATCGACCAGCGTATCGCCTACGGAACGATTGATGCCGGCGGCGCGATCGGATGGAACGGGAAGCACGGCTCGGAGATGGAGATTGCAGGCGTGGATGTCCCGACCGCCGAACTGCGGGAGACCCACACGAAGACGATGCGGGTTTCGAGCCTTACGAACGATTTCATCCGCAAGGTGGCCGGATTTGTCGGCAAAGTGAACTCCAGGACATTCAACGGCTGGAATCCCGGCGAAGTAATGTTCCTTGGCATGGGCTACAGCCGAGCGAAAAGCGCGAAGCACGTCACAGTGACGTTCCACTTTTCGATTCAGCTGAACGAAACCAATGCCACGCTCTGCGGGCATTCACTTGGCGCGAAGAAAGGCTTCGAATACATTTCGGCGATACCGAAGACGAGTGTAAATGAGGATGTTCCGAGCGTGGACATTGAGGCCGCGCATATCTCGCAGGTCGTCCAGTACGGCGATTTCAGAGAATTGGGGGTGTGACATGCCGTTTTATCCTGACGTAACGCCGGGCGAAGTGTTCAAACCGAACGTCCGGCTGAGCAACGATATCCGGCATCTCGTCAATGCGGCTCACGGGTTTCAGGACTGCCGGCAGAAGAGCGTTCCATTCGGGTCAGTGCACGTGAGCGTGTACAATGCCAGTACAGTCAGTATTCCGATCAACAGCGCTGTGGTCTTCACCACGGATGCACTTCATGGGGATGTGCTCCCGGTCAAGAAAGCTCCTGCCGGCACGACCGAGTTCGGCATCATCCAGAAGACGCTCGCTCCGAACGAATGCGGAAGCTGTCTCCTAATCGGTACAGCGACTGTGACT